GTTACACACGATGTCTCCTTGTTTTCACAGGAGGGGCAGCAGATCTTTGCTGTCCTTCTTGAGAACAACAAGAGGCTACAGGAAGCTGAGATAGCAACTGCTATCTATAAAGCTTCGGCAATTACTTTGATTGATAGGATAAAGAAAGAAGCAATAGAACGGTACAAGGAACCCAAGTCTCTAGGAGAAGAGCTTGCTTCGGAATACTAACTCTGCCAAATAAATAAAGGAACAATCATGGCATTCGTAAAAATGCATTTACCCTGCACACTATGTTCATCGAGTGATGCAGCCGGTCTTAATGAAGACGGCTCCGCTTTTTGTTTTAGTTGTAGAGGATACATTAAAGATTACGAAGGAGTAACAGAAGAAAATATTATAGAAGAGAACGAGTTTGAAATTCACAAAAGGAATAAGAAGATGGAAGACTTTGATCAACCATCTGCTCAAACATCAACAGGATTCGTAGAGCTTACTGATCGTAAGATTAGCTTAGAAACCGCGAAGAAGTATGGAGTTAGAGCAACAGTAATAAATGGTGAGGTAGTTACCCATCAGTACCCCTACTACAATGGGCATGAGCTAACAGCAACGAAGGTTCGTAAAAAGAATAAAGACTTTCGTTGGAGTGGCAACTCAAAAGAAGTAGGGCTCTTTGGAGAGAATCTTTTCAAGGGTGGTGGTAAGTTCATTACACTGACAGAAGGTGAGTGTGATGCTATGGCAGCTTATGAACTGATGGGCAGCAAGTGGCCTGTAGTTTCAGTTAAGTCAGGTGCTTCCAGTGGAGTGAGTGACGTTAAAGCTAACTTAGAATATCTAGAATCCTTTGAGGCTGTTGTCATTAACTTTGATAATGACAAGGTAGGTAAGGAAGCAGCGATAGAGATAGCTAAGTTGTTAACTCCCGGCAAGGCTAAGATCATGACGCTGCCGGTAGACTTCAAGGATGCTAACGATATGCTACGCCAAGGTCGGCACTCAGCATATGTTAGCTGCTTCTGGGAGTCAAAGATCTATACGCCATCCGGTGTACTAAATCTTTCTGAGCAGTTCGCAGCTTACCAAGAGCTACGCAATAATAAAGTAGAGGCTATCCCTTATCCTTGGTTTGGTTTAAACACTAAGCTAGAAGGACTTAGGGCTGGTGAGCTAGTGACTCTTACTGGAGGTACAGGGCTAGGTAAGTCTTCTGTTACCAGAGAGCTTGAGCATTGGTTGATCGAGCAGACCACAGATAACGTGGGTGTAATAGCTCTAGAAGAAAGCTGGTCAAGGACAGCCGAAGGTATTATGGCTGTCGAGGCTAACGCTAAGCTGCACCTTGACAGCGTTAAGGCTAAGTTTACTGACGATGAACTGGATACTTATTTTAAGCGTGTCTTTATGGGGGACAACGAGAACCGTGTATGGATACACTCTCATCATGGTGTAAATAATGTTGATGACATCTTCAGCAAGCTACGCTATATGATCATAGGCTTAGATTGTAAATGGATTGTACTTGACCATCTCCACATGTTAGTTCTATCTACATTAGAATCTGATGAGCGTAAAGCTATCGACGGTATTATGCACCGGCTCAGAATCTTAGTAGAAGAAACAGGATGCGGTATGGTTCTTGTCTCACATCTCCGAAGGGTTGATGGTAACCGTGGTCATGAGAATGGTATTGAGACAGGACTCAATCACTTGCGAGGCAGTCAGAGCATTGCACAGCTTAGCGATTGCGTGATAGCTCTTGAACGTAACCAACAATCTGACGATGAGTTAGAAGCTTCAACAACTAAGGTGCGTGTCCTCAAGTCTAGGTACACTGGAGATGTAGGTGTAGCTACTCACTTGCTCTATGATCAGGAGACAGGTAGGCTTAGGGAGACACACCTTGCAGACCCAGATGAATTTACCGGAGATGAGCTATGAGTAACTTAGTGTTCGACATCGAAGCTGATGGGCTTACGCCAACTAAGATACATTGTATTGTTGCTATGGATGTAGACACTAAGGATGTGTTTACGTTTGACAACACCCAGTTAGAAGAAGGCTACAGCATGTTACAGGCTGCAACCAAACTGATCGGGCATAACATAATTGGATACGACATCCCTGTAGTTGAAAGGCTAGGACGCATAGACCTTTCTGATAAGAAGGTTGTTGATACACTAGTGTTGTCCCGTTTGTTTAAGCCTACCCGTGAAGGTAACCACGGCCTAGAAGCTTGGGGATATAGGCTAGGCTTTAAGAAAGGAGACTTTGGTGAGCAGGAACAGGCGTGGGAAAAGTATACACCTCAGATGCTAGAGTATTGTAAGCGTGATGTAGTGTTGAATCATAAAGTTTACAATGCTTTAAAGCATGAGAGCAAAGGCTTTACCCCTACTTCTGTAAGGATAGAACACGGCACAGCTAGGATAGTAGACCAGCAGCGTAACAATGGTTTCCTTTTAGACATCAGGAAAGCTATGGGTCTTGTCGCTATGTTTGAAACTAAGCTCTATGAGTTAGAAGAAGAAGTCCAGAAAGAGTTTCAGGCTACCGTCGAGAAAAAGATACTGACCCATAGCTACACAGCTACTGGTAAGGTAGCTAAGACCGCAAAGGATCAGCATGGTAAAGGTGTAAGGCTAACGGACAAGGAGTACGAGACATTCACCATGTATCAAAACCCTAAGCCTATCATCCGCGAGACTACAACTGATTTTAATTTAGGATCTAGAAAACAGATAGGCGAGTATCTTATTCGCTCTGGTTGGAAACCTAAGAAGTTTACGCCTACCGGACAGCCTATTGTAGATGAAGGTATACTGAAGAAGGTTAAAGGTATACCTCAAGCCGCTCTGATTGCTAAGTATCTAATGATCCAGAAACGCTTGGCTCAAGTTAAGAGTTGGCTGAAAGAACTGGACGATGACACTGGTAGGGTACATGGTTATGTTAATCCTAATGGTGCTGTGACAGGACGTATGACACACTCTCATCCTAACATGGCACAGATTCCTAGTAGTAGTTCACCATATGGTAAGGAGTGTAGGTCTTGTTGGGTAGTTCCAAAAGACTATAAGCTAGTAGGCATTGATGCTTCAGGCTTAGAACTTAGAATGCTTGCACACTATCTAAACGACGAGGGCTATACAAATGAAATCCTTAACGGAGACATTCATACCGCTAACCAAAAACTTGCAGGACTTGAATCTAGAGATCAGGCGAAGACATTCATCTATGCACTCCTATACGGAGCCGGAGATGCAAAGCTTGGAACAGTGGCTGGTGGAGGCAGAGAAGCTGGCAAAAGACTTAGACAGTCTTTCTTTGATAATCTCTCATCATTTAAAACTCTTACAGGAAGGGTACAAAGAGAAGCAGCGGAAGGATATGTTAAAGGGTTAGACGGCAGGAAGCTAACTGTACGCTCTGCACATTCGGCTCTCAATACATTGTTGCAGGGTGCAGGGGCTATCAGTATGAAGCAAGCCCTTATACTTTTAGATGGTAAGTTAAAATACTTAGACGCTAAGTTTGTAGCCAACGTCCACGATGAATGGCAGATAGAATGCCATGAGTCTGTAGCAGACCAAGTGGGTCAGCTTGGAGTTGATGCTATCATCGAAGCAGGGAAGGTACTTAACCTTAACTGTCCATTGGACGGAGACTATAAAGTCGGGGAGAACTGGAGTGAAACTCACTAAGATAACTAAACCTGAACCAGAAATATTTAAAGTACACCCCGTTAAAAAGAATTGTATCTTTAAAGACGGGCAGTGGTGGTGGATAGGAGACTCTACTGGAAGAGTAAGAAGAATGGAGCCTTTGATTGAAAGAAATAGAGAGCGTATGTATGTAGGCGGTAAATATATATCTAAGTCTCATCCATTATATAAGCCCGGAACTTATAAAGATTTTTCTTCAGTAGCGTTTTCTTCACTAGAAGGATACGAGAATTCTACTGAAGGCTATGTGTATATTATTTCTAACCCTGCGTGGGATGGCTGGCATAAAGTAGGGATGGCGATTGATGCTTGGGATAGGCTTAGAGTATTCCAAACCTCTTCCCCTTTCAGGGATTTTCAATTAGAATACTGTAAGTATTTTAAAGACAGAAAAAGTGCTGAGCTTGAAGTGCATGGGCTACTAAGACTTCTACATACTCCAAGAAAAGGCGAGTGGTTTCAATCTCCTGTAGAACAATTAAAAAAACATATACAATCTATTAAAGGTGAGGAACATGGATCTATCGACGTTAGTACCTGATATTTATCAGCACCTAGAACTTCTTTCAGATGGTACTCCTCTTCCTATCTCCGATAAAGAGATAGATGAAACTACAGAAGCTATAAGAAGTTGTTTGCTTGCGTGGGCTAGGCCAGAAGAAAGGAACAGGGACTTCACTGTTCGTATGTCTAACGTAGGGAAGCCTGATCGTCAGCTATGGTATGAGAAAAGAGATCCTGCTGGTAGAGGTTCTATTGATGCGCCTACCCAAGTTAAGTTCTTGTATGGTCATCTGCTTGAAGAGATAGTGCTGATGCTTGTGCGTATGACAGAACATAAAGTAACCGATGAGCAGAAGGAAGTAGTGGTTGAAGGCATCACCGGACACATGGATTGTAAGATAGACGGTGAGGTAGTAGACATTAAGACTGCTTCTCGCTTTGCATTCAACAAGTTCAAGGAAGGGCGCTTAGCTCAAGACGATCCATTTGGATATCTAGGACAGCTTGCAGCCTATGAAGCTGCTGAAGGCACAGAGAATGGAGGCTTCTTAGTTCTTAATAAAGAAAGCGGTGAGCTTTGTATGTGTGTGCCGGATGATCTGGATAAGCCTAACATTAAAACTAAAATAACTAATCTTTTATCAGCCTTAGATCTTGAGACTCAGCCTGATTTCTGTTACCCTGTAGTGCCTGATGGGAAGAAAGGTAACATGAAGCTGTCTAAAGGCTGCTCTTGGTGCAGCTATAAGCACGATTGCTACAAAGATTCTAATGATGGGCTGGGTTTGAGGGCATTTAAATACGCCAATGGCATGACTTACCTTACTGAAGTTGTAGTCCCACCTAAAGTTGAGGAGTATTTATGAGGGCTGTTAAAGCTAAACGAATTAGAAGACACGCTAAGAGTCTTCTAGTTCTGTGGTTGCGTTCTCTTTTAGAGAAAGAAGAAGCAGATAAAATTAATATAAATAACTACATGTCCCTCATGCCAAAGCAGACTCATATATTTCTTAACGGTCGAATGAGGCTAAGTGCTTATCATCCTAAGTGGGTGTCTAATCAAATCAAACATCTTCTAAAAATTGATCCCGATTTAAACATAGAGAGCATCGACTTGGAGTTAATTAAATGGCAAGCGAACAGGTATCAGGGGTGAGTATAGAGAACATGATAATTGCTGTCGGTAGTTACTTGCATAACTCTGATAAGACAGTGTGTGATATTGAGACAGGTTTCTTAGAAGACCTTAGACTCTTAGTAGATGCAGAGCTTGAAAGAAGACAGGCGACACTGCATTGAAACAGATTAAGAAAGGCTACAGAAAGAAAAGAATCCCTCGCCCTGTAGAGAAGAATGTTATTAAGGGCTATGACTCTAACTGGGAGTATGAGCTACACAGTGGCATACTAGACAACTGGACTTTCCATTCAGAAAAAGTCCCTTACGTTGTTGAGCATAACTATCACCCTGATTTTATTAAAGAGATAGAAGGCAAGAAGATACTGCTTGAAGCTAAAGGGCGCTTCTGGGACTACGCTGAGTTCAGTAAATACATCTGGATATCTAAAGTTCTCCCGTCTGACACAGAGTTAGTGTTTCTTTTTGCAAACCCTAGCGCCCCAATGCCCCAAGCAAAACGCAGGAAAGATGGTACTAAAAGAAGCCACGGCGAGTGGGCTAGTGCTAATAACTTTAGATGGTATAGTGAAGATAGCATCCCCGACTCTTGGATTAATGTTAAAAAGAGAGAAACCTTTGACTGACTTTAACCAGAAAGATGAAAGGCGTAACCGCTTTGAAAGGAAAAAGAAATCTAAAAAACTTAAAGCCGCACCTAAATTTAAACTAACTAAACGTAAAGCCTATAAGCGTGGAGCTAAGGATGAACAAGAAGATAAATGATATAACACCAACAGAATGGAACAGCCAGATACCCCTTCCGGGTATGCTGTATGCAGGACAGAAGGTTAAAGAAACTAACATACTACCAAGCGATTCAGTAAAGCGTAAAGCTATACCTATCTACACGGGGTTTATAAACTATTTCCCTAGAGCTATTGCCGCCGTGTCTAAGGTTAGTTTAAAGGGTGGCATTCAACACGGTCAGACAGAAGAAACTTTACATTGGAACCGCGCCTTGTCGGGCGACGAGCTAGACGCAATGATGCGACATGTAATTGATAAAGATTGGGAGCAGGTCGCATGGAGAGCTATGGCAAACTTAGAGAAACAACTTGAGAAGGAACACAACTAATGGATCAGTACCAACAGTTTATACACAAGAGTCGCTACGCTCGTTGGCTTCCAGCAGAAGGAAGACGAGAAACGTGGGAAGAAACAGTACA